TACCTCTTCAACGCTGCCGACCATGCCTCGATGCCGGCCCGGGTCGTCATCGGCGCCGAGCCCCCGAAGGTGCCGATCCTCGACGAGGCCGGCCAGGTCATCGGCTCGCGGCCCGCCAAGATGGGAGACCTCGCCAAGGGGCGCATGCTCTTCCTGCCGGGCGCGCAAGGCATCTCCCAGTGGGATGCGGCGAAGCTCGACGTCTTTACGGGCGTCATCACCCAGGCGATCGGCCACGTTGCGGCGCAGACCCGCACCCCGGGCCACTACATGCTGACGAACGAGAAGTTCGCCAACCTCAACGGCGACGCCCTCGTCGCCGCCGAGGTGCCGCTGGCCAAGAAGGTCGAGGCCGAGCAGACCGCGTTCACCCCGCCGGCCCGCGACGTCTTCCGGCTCTACGCCAAGGCGCGCAACAACGACGGGCTCGCACAGCAGGTCCGCCTTGCTGCCATGCAGTGGAAGGGTGCGGAGACGCACACCCTCTCCCAGACGCGCGATGCCGCCGTCAAGGACAAGGCTGTCGGCCTCCCCCTCGCTTACATCCTCGAGAAGACCTACGGCCTCAGCCAGCCCGAGATCCAGCGCGTGCTGGACATGCGCGAGTCCGAGCTGCTCGACCCGTTGACCCGACAGGTCATGGCTGGCCTCGATGCCGACCCAGACGCAACCGCGCAGCGCAGCTAAGCACTACGCCCTCTCGGCGCTCATTGCCCGGAGAGCTGCGCGCGAGGCCAGGAGGGTCGCCAAGGGGGCTCCCCTTGCGAACGTGGCCGCGGTGGCGACCGTTGTTGCGACGCACCAGATCGTGACCGCCCGGGCATCACAGCTCGCGGTCGCCGAGATGCTTGCCGAGCAGGAGATAGACAGCATCGCCGACGCGATGTTGAACCTGCTCGCCTTCACCACCGAGCCGCAGGCACTGACCAGGATGGTCGCTGCCACGGACACCGATGCCGAGTTCGAGCGGATGGTCGAGTCGATCGTCCAGGACGCCGCCCGGGCCGCGGAGAGCGTGTCCGTTACGGTCCGGCCCGACATCTGGCACATCCGCTACGTCAACCCGCCCTGCTGTTCGCGGTGCGCCGTCCTCGCTGGCCGCGTCTACCGCTTCTCCGACGGCTTCGACCGGCACCCGAACTGCGACTGCTCGATGATCCCAACGACCGTCGCGGCACCCTTCGCGCAGAGCCCCAGCGACCTGGTCGAGCAGGGACTGGTCACCGACCTGTCGAAGGCTGACCGGAAGGCCATCCAGGACGGCGCGGACATCAGCCAGGTGGTCAACGTGCGTCGCCGCGCTGCCGGCCTGCGCGAGCCGGGCCGTGTGCTGGCTCGAGGGGGCCGGCCAACGCCGGAGGGGATCTACCGCATGACCGCCGATCGCGTGGAGGCCGTGTCCCTGCTGCGGAAGTTCGGCTACATCACCTGATTCTCCCCGGCGCAAGGCCGGGGCCAACCTCTCGCAAGGAGAGACCATGCCGGACCCGAAGGACGACCCGCAGAACGAGCCCGACCCGATCGACCCGGACGCCCAGGATCCCGACGACGTCGACCCTGATGACGCGGACCCCGATGCCGACCTCGGCGACAAGGGCAAGCAAGCCATCGACCGGATGAAGGCGCAGCGCAACGCGGCGCGCGACCAGCTCAAGGAGTACAAGGCCCTCGGCCTGTCTCCCGAGCAGATCAAGGCCCTGCAGAAGGGCGACGCGAAAGCGGACGATCAGCCCGACGTCGACCAGATCCGCGAGCAGGCTCGCGCGGAGGTCCGCGCCGAAGCGGCCAAGGAGCGCGTGCTCGACAAGATCGAGGCGAAGGCAGCTCGCGGGTTCGCGGACGCCGAGGACGCCGTAGCGATCCTGCTCCGCACGCACGACCCCGAAGACTTCCTCGACGACGGCAAGATCGACGTCGAGGCCATCCAGGATGCTCTCGACGAGCTCCTGGACAAGAAGCCCCACCTCGCCGCGCAAGGCGGCAAGAGGTTCCAGGGCACCCCCGATGGCGGCACGCGCAAGGCGGCCCGGCCGGGACAGCTCAAGCAGGCCGACCTGGCCCGCATGAGCCCGCAGGAGATCGTGAAGGCCAAGGCCGAAGGCCGCCTGAACGACCTCCTCGGTTCCAAGTGACACCCCCACTGAGAGGAGTCTCCGGCCATGGCCGTTGACACGTTCATCCCAGAGGTGTGGTCGGCCGAGCTGCTGACGACCCTCGACGAGAACTACGTTCTCGCTGCGCCCGACGCGATCAACACCGACTACGAAGGCGAGATCGCCAACCAGGGCGACACCGTCCACATCGGCTCGCTCGCGGACCCGACCGTCTCCACCTACACCAAGAACGTCACGGTCATCAGTCCGCAGACGCTCTCCACCACGGACCAGTCGCTCCTGATCGACCAGTCGAAGTACTTCGCCTTCGAGGTGGACGACGTCGACAAGCGCCAGGCCCAGAACGGTGGGAAGCTCCTCACGACCGCCGCCCAGCGCGCGGCCGTGAAGCTGCAGGAGCTCGCCGACACCTACGTCGGCACCCTGATGACTGCCGGCGCCGGCACGGTCCTGACCGCTGCCGACGTGGCCACCCCGGCCGCGGCGTTCTCGGTCCTGATCCGCCTCAAGGTGGCCCTCGACCGGGCCAACGTCCCGCAGGCCGGCCGCTGGGTCGCCGTCTCGCCGGAGTTCTACGGACTCCTGCTCGCCGACGCCCGCTTCTCCGACGCCTCTGCCTACGGCACGGGCGGCGTCGTCGCCAACGGCATCGTGGGTCGGGCCCTGGGCTTCACCGTCAAGGTGTCGACCAACCTCCCCGCCGGCACCGCCGGCACCAACCCCGAGGTCTCGAGCTTCATCATCGCTGGCCACCGCATGGCGACCACCTTCGCCACGCAGATCAGCAAGACCGAGGCCTACCGCCCGCAGGACTCGTTCTCGGACGCGATCAAGGGGCTGCACCTCTACGGCGCCAAGGTCGTGCGCCCCGAGGCCCTGGCCGTCATCGACGTGGACGTCACCGTCCCCGCGAGCCTCTGAGAAAGGACTGACTGACATGGACAGCATCAGCGTTCGCAACGAGTCGGGCCAGGTCGTGAGCATGAGCTTCACGAGCGACCAGGACCCGCGCAAGATCATCGTCGAGCAGCGCATCGCGCGCGGCGAGCTCGAGAAGGTCTCCAAGGGGACCAAGTCCGACGCGGCCGAGGCCATCAACCGCCGGGCCGTCGAGGACTACCACACGGGCCTCAAGGACGAGCGGGGCGACCTGCTCAAGTCCGTGCACGGCGGGGGCATCGACCCCGACGCGCAGGGCGACGTGCTGGGCCAGCCCAGCGGCTCGGAGCACACCGAGGGCGCCCTGGTCGTCGAAGGGAAGCTGCCGATCGGTGACAGCCACCCGGACGCGGCCGTGGACGCTCCGAACGAGCCTCTCGCGGTGTCGGCTTCGGAGGTGGAGGCGGAGAAGTCCAACACCACCACCGCCGCCAAGAAGACCGCCGCAGCCAAGAAGTAGCTCCACCAACGCTCGAAGAGAGGTCCGCCATGGCTCACGCACCACTCGCCACCGTGGCGGACCTCTCCCAGCGGGACATCTCCGGCAGCCAGCTCGAGGTCGCTCTCGACGTCGCCTCGGCCAAGGTTCGCGAGGCGGCAGATGCCGTCATCAGCCAGACGACGTCCACGCTGACGCTCAACCCCCACAACTTCTCCTTCCTGCCGCTCCCGGGCCCCGTCACGGCAGTCTCCGCGGTCACGCTGGCCGGAGCGCCCGTGACGGCCTACGAGCTCGAGAGCGACGGTCTCTACCTCGCCAGCGGCTGGGGCCGCGGAGCCATCTCCGTCACCTTCACCCACGGCCTCGTCGAGGTCCCCTCTGACATCGTGGACCTGACCTGCAACCTCGCCAAGGCGTGGCTCGACCACCAGGCCGAAGGCGGCGGCTCGACAGCTGGCCTGACCTCCGTGCGTCTCGACGACGCTGCCGAGGGCTACTCCGACGAGTCCGCCGGCCAGGTTGACCCCGTCTACATTCCCGAGATCACCCGCCGCCACCTCCGCGCTCGCTTCGGCGGAGGAGCCACGGTGGTGGGGACCCGATGAGGGCGCCCTCGCGTCTTCCGGCCATGCGAGCTCGCGCCGAGTCCCGCATGGCCTCTACGGCGACCGTACGGCGCCCGGGTGGCACCACCACGAACGCCGGCGGCTTCAAGGTCGACGCTTGGACTGATGTGCACACCGACATCCCCTTCCGCCTCGGCGGCAAGGCGCAGTTTTCGGGCGAGACTCGTTCGGTCACGGTTGGCGACGTCGAGCTGACGCTGGCCGTTCGTGTCGGGCACTTCGCGGCCGACACCACCGGCCTGGCCGACGGCGACATGATCGAGGTCACCGGAGGCGAGAACGCGGGCGCGTTCCTGCGCATCGTCGAGGCTTCCTGGCAGGACCAGGCAACCGCTCGTCGGGTGCCTGTGGTCGAGGCGCAGCGCCCGGGGGGCTGGACATGAAGGTCCGGGTCCGCCATCAGATCGACCGTCTCGCCGAGGACCAGCGCGAGATCGCCCGCACGGCGCGGTCGGGCATGGCGCGCATCGTCCGCGACAACGCCGACTTCGGCCGCGATCTGGCGAAGGCGCTCGCCCGGCAGTCGGCCGGCGCCCATGGCAAGCACTACCACCGCGCTATCACCTCCGAGGCGACCGGCGTGCTCGAAGCTGAGTACGGACCCGACTCGGCAAGGCCGCAGGGCGGCATGTCCTTCGAGCGCGGCTCGCGCAACCAGCCGCCCCACAACGACCTCGCGCAGTCCGCGGACAAGATAGTCCCGGCCATGGCCGCAGACGTGCGCAAGCTCCTGGCGAAGTTGTTCGCATGAGCACCGACGGGCACGCCGAGGCGCTCAAGACCTACCTCGCGACGCAGACCCAAGCGCCCGTCTACGACCACGACGAGGCCCAGGCGCTCGGTTCGGCACTGCCGGACGACTACACCGTGATCTACCTCTCCCGCCGCTTCGGCGGCCCGGAGCGTGGCGAGACTCGCGACACGAACCTCCGTCGCCTGCAAACGCGGGTGAACGCCAAGAAGGTCGCGAACGCCCGATTGCTCGAGGACCGCATCGCGATGGCGTTCGAGCACAAGACGGTCAGCCTCGGCGACACCTTCGCCCACTTCGCCTACGAGGCGGGCGGCGGCGTCTATGAGTTCGACGAGGGCTACTACACCGACCTGACCGACTGGACCTTCGCGGTCTGACCCGCATCACCTCGCCCACCAGCCCACCAAGGGAGATCAGCCATGCGCGAATACGTCCGCGTGAAGGACAAGTCCACCGGCCACCACTACTCGGTCCTGGCGCAGGAGGCGGAGAACAACCCCGACGCCTACCAGGTGCTCAAGCAGCCCGCCGTCAACGAGCTCGGCGACCCGCTTCCGGGGGAGATTCCCTCGGAGACCACCGGCCAGTCGGCCGCCACCCCGAAGGAGAAGTGACATGGCCGCACCGGTCCGTCCCACAGGAACCAAGGCTTATCTGCGAGACAAGTGGGTCTTCGTGCCCACTGGCTCCTACGCCCCCGACGCGCCCTCGCTGGCGATCCTCAACGCCGCCTCGGCGCTCGACGTGTCCAAGATGTTCTTCGCATCGTCGGCGCTGCCGACGCAGTCGACGAACCTGGCTCGCGCTCCCAAGCGCATCGGGGACGCGGAGACCTACGAGTTCGTGGGTGAAACCAACCCGTCCTTCGGTGAGGCGCGCTACGCCTTCAACCCCCAGGGCGCGGCCCTCTCCGACGGCGTCAAGGCCTACGAGAAGTTCCCCGCCGGCACCACCGGCTACATGGTCAACCGTCTCGGCATCGACCGCGACACCGACCTGGCTACCGGCCAGTTCGTCACGTCCTACCCGGTCGAGTTCGGACCGCAGCAGGAAGTCCGCGAGGGCGACGCCGAGGGCGCCGAGGTCGGCATCGTGCAGACGATCGCCCAGACCGGCCCGAAGTCGCTGAAGAAGGCCATCGTCGCCTGATTCCGAGACCGGCGCGGGGGCGGGTTCGACAGCCGCCCCCGCGTCGCTCATCTCTGTCGAACTGTCGAACTGTCGAAAGGAATCACCATGCCCATCCCCCAGCGCACTGACGAGGTCGTTCTCTTCCAGGACGACGATCAGCACGAGCTCCGCGCCCTCGGCAAGGCCGTCGAGGCCGCGGCGACCTCGTCGGACTCCCCACGTCGCCTCGGAGACGATGACGACGTTCTGGCCGCAGCCAAGGCCTACGACGAGTTCCTCGAGCAGGCCGCCGAGCGGGGCACGAAGGTCGCCATCAAGGCCATTCCGGGGAAGAAGTGGCGCGAGCACGTGGCCGCACATCCTCCCCGCGAGAAGAACGAGGACGACGCCGAGTGGGGCTTCAACCACCTCACGCTCGGCGACGCCGTGGTGCCTGAGTGCGTGACCAGCATCGACGGACAGCCGGCGTCCCAGGACGACCTCGACAACCTCAACGACGGCGACTACTCCAAGATCTACGCTGCGGTACTGCGCCTGAACACGGGGCGTGGTCCGGACCCAAAAGCCTCGATCTCGGCGACACTCCGGCGGACCTCGCCCGAGACCTCCGAGTCTCCCGAGCGCTTGGGCTGACGCTCGCCCAACTGGACGCCCTGCCTGTCGCCGAGCGCCTCCTGCGCTACGCCGAGGACGACCGCGATCGCCTGAAATGCACGTCGTGCGGTGGCTCCGTCGAGGACTGCTCTGACCCGGATCGGGAATGGTTCCCGCAGCGCACGATCTGCTACAAGGCGATGGACCGAGCGGCAGCCAATGCGCGGTACGACAGCCTTCACGAGGAGCTCCCGTATCACGACGGGTCCTTCGAGGACTGGGTCAAGGAGCGCTCGGCCAGTCACCCCTACGCGAGCCGAGACGGCGTCACGATCTGGGTCCACGACGTCGATCTGGACCCCCAGGACGACTTCCTCGGCGGCTGATCGGACTAGCCGGCGCCGCTCATCTGCCGGAGTGCCATCACGGCCACGACTGCGATCACGACCCAGCCCCAGATGTAGAGGCCCGTCTTAACGACGTGCTTGGCGGTGTTGTACACCGGATCTTCTCTCTTGCTCCCCATCTGGTGAGCGTAGGTCATCTCTGTCGGAACCACCATGAAAAGGGGTGACCAGTGGCTACACGCCGCGAGCGGGTGATCCTCGACCTGCAGGACGACTTCACCCCAGGCATGGCGCGCGCGGCTGCTGCCACCGCACTGCTGAACCGCGAGCTCAACTCGCTGTCGACGAACAGCGTCCAGGCGTCGAGGTCGTCGCAGGCGTTCGTGCGCGACGTGCAGAGCATCAACAAGGAGGCCGACGGCGCTGGCCGGACCATCGACCGCCTTTCTGGCCGCGTGGGCATCCTCGCGGACCTGCTCCTGACGTTGGGCCCTGCGGCCATCCCGATCGGTGCGGTCGCCGTCCCAGCCCTCACGATGCTGACGGCCGGCCTTGGCGTCGCGGTGATCGCGGCCGGGTCGGCGGTCATTGCCTTCCAGGGGGTCGGCGAGGCGCTCGACGACCTGAACAAGGCGCAGCTCGACCCCACGACTGCGAACCTCGAGGCCGCCGCTGCGTCCATGAAGCGGCTCTCGCCCATCGCCCGGGACATGGTCAAGCAGCTGGACTCCCTCGGCGGCCTGCGCAAGCAGCTGACCGAGGCCGGTGCCGACGCGCTGTTCCCCGACCTCATCAAGGCTCTCGACGTCATCGTGGAGCGCGGTCCAGAGGTCGAGGCGATCGTCCGCGCCATCAACACCGAGCTGGGCGACATTGCGCTCGACACCGCCAACTCGCTGAACTCGAAGCGCTGGGACGACTTCTTCCGCATGGTGGAGACCCGGGGCCCCGGGGCGCTTGACGGCATGGCCGACGCCCTCGGCAACGTTGTTCACGGCCTTTCCGAGATCATCGAGGCCTTCATACCGTTGAACAAGGACGGCATGGAGTGGCTGATCGACGCCACGGAGGGCTTCGACAAGTGGGCCAAGGGGCTCAAGAAGACCGACGACTTCAAGGAGTTTGCGCGCTACATCCGCGACAACGGTCCCGAGCTGGCCGAAACGCTGGGTTCCGTCTCGGACGCGCTCGTGGACATTATTGTCGCCGCATCCCCGATGAGCGGCCCGGCCCTTGACGCAATTCAGGCGTTCGCCGAGGCGGTGTCGGCCGTCGCCGAGTCGGACTTCGCCACCCCGCTCCTGGTGGCCATCACCGCGATGCGGACCATCAACCGGCTGGCCCCGGTCACTGCCGCGTCGATGGCCATCCTGAGTGGCAGCGCGGCCGGCGGCAAGGGCAAGGGCAAGGGCAAGGGCAAGGGCGGCAAGGCTCCCAAGGGCGGCGGCCTCGGGCCCAACGCGGCTCTCATCGGCGCCGCGGTGGGCATCCCATTGCTCGATGACCTCGCTAAGGACAACTCGATCCTCGATGGCGTCGGGAACGCGGGCAAGAAGTTGGGTGACAAGCTCGGCCTGCCGGACTACTTCGCGGTGAAGGTCGACGCTGACACGAAGCTCGCCGAGAACAAGATCGACTTCATCCGCAAGGAGCTCCGTCGCCTCAACGGCGAGAAGGGCAAGCCTTCGGTCGACCTGGACGACGCGCGCGCGAAGCAAAAGCAGCGCGAGGCGGATGACTGGATCCTCGGGTGGGGCCGCAAGAACGCCTCGGCCAAGACCGGCATCCTCGACACCGACCGCCGCCAGAAGTCCAAGGCGGCCGACGACTGGATCTCGGCCTGGGGCAAGAAGAACGAGAGCGCGACTGCTGACGCCAACAACGCCCCCGCGATGAGTGCGATCGCCGCCGTCCGCGCAGCCCTGGCTGGCCTCGACGGCGACACCGCGACGACCTACGTCCGCACCGTCAACCTGGGCGGGATGGGACCGCAGGGCGACTTCGCCTCCGGTGGCTTCACCGGCCGAGGCGGCAAGTACGAACCCGCGGGCGTTGTTCACCGCGGAGAGGTCGTCATCCCGCAGGATCTGGTCAAGCGCGACTGGGGCCACCTGTCCTCGCGCTACGGTCACCTCCCTGGCTTCGCTGACGGCGGCCAGGTCGGCGGAGCAGGCGGCGGCCGCCACGGGCTTGCCGACGCCTCTGTGCTCAAGCTGATTCGCCAGCTCGGGGGCCTCGAGAGCGCACTCAAGCGCTACGACAAGGCCGTGACCCGCCAAGAGCGGGCGATCGACAAGCAGGGGCGCGTAGTAGTCGACAAGGCCACCTCTGACCGCGACACCGTGCTCGGCAAGATCGCGACCATCGCTGACGCGACGACCTCGGGCTTCCGTACCGGGCTGTTCGACACGCAGGACGTCGAGGCCGACTCGGTCTGGATGCCCGGCGCGCGCGGCCCTCGCAAGACGGGCGGCCCGTTCGACAACCTCTCGACCGACATCGCTGGGCTGCAGAAGCGAGCCGAGCTGCAGGCGCAGCTATCCCTCGCCGGCCTCGACGGCAATG